AAAGGAATTGATTTCGAACTACAAAACTATCAATACCGAAAGGATAGAATGGGAGTGATTGACGACGAAGTAGTAAAAGAAAACGATGATGTTATTGATCCGTCACGATATGTTTTGCGTTGGTTCAAAAAAAATAATTAGTTTGTATGGAATAATTTTATATATTTGTTGCAATAAAACTGCTGGGAAGCATTAATAAAAAAATGGGAAAAAACAAATTTACCAAATTAGGTCTTGCCGTTCGTTATGAACGCAAGACCTTTTTAAATTATAATATATGAGCTGGTATTCAAATTTGTTTAATAGAAACCGTCCTATATCAGTTGAACGAGATTCAAGCGGTAATTGGTTTACAACTATGTTTTCATCCAATGTTAGTTTTAAAAGCGTCACGACTGACAAACAAAAACTAGATATTATTTTATGCAATCCAGCAGCGTTAAAGGTTTTCAAATTAAATTGTGACTTGTATAGTTTGGGTAAAATCCAGCAGTACAAAAACGAAAAGTTATTTTTAAAAGATGCGTTAAAAACCTACCAAAAGAAGCCTAACAAGTATCAAACGTGGAAGCAATTACACTGGGATTACTGCTTTTATAGAATGTTGGGAACTGCTTATTTATGGCGGTCAAACAATACAAATTTAACGTTATCAAGTACTGATTTTTATTTCTTAAATCCCGCTAAAATGGAATGGAGCAATGAGGTTTTAAGAAAATTAGATAAGTTGATTTTGAGCAACACGTCCTTTAATGAATTAGAAAAGGAAACTGTTGAATATACATTCGAAGACGGAACTAAAAGAAACATTCCGTTAAAAGAAATTACTCCGTTTTTTGATTTAAGCAACTCTGTTAGTGGCAATTGGTACAAGGGCAATAGTGCAATCGACGCACTTTATAAGATTCTTGGCAATGTTGAGGAAGGATTGGACGCTAAAAATATCAATTTGCGTTATAGTGGTAAGTTTGGAATTACAGGGCAACAAGACCCAAATAACGTGTATCAGACCCCAATGGGTGACACCGAAAAGGAAAGCATTGAAAGCAAAGTCGATGGAAGCAAAAAAGTTTTCGCTTTTAAATCACAAGTTAACATACAAAGATTCGTTTCTGATATTGCTAATTTAAAATTAGATGAAAGTTATTTGAGTGACTATTTTATTATCGGCTCAATGTACGGCATCCCTAGAGATGTGCTAGAATCGACGTTAAAAGGTAGCACGTACGAAAACCAAGAGAAGGCAACGGGCAAGCATATAAGCTACTCCCTGCAACCAATGGCAGATGATTTTGTAGATTTTTTAGGCGATTTTTTATCGTTGGAATTGAAAATGGAATGGAATTATTTACCGTTTATGCAAGTTTTTGAAAACGAAAGAGCCAAAACAAGCAAGTTTAAAGCCGAAACAATAAAGATATTGATTGAGGCAGGTTTTAGTAAAGATGAAGCAGTAATAATGGCTAATAATTAGATATATGAAAAATTTATTTAGAATGTTTTGGAAGTGGATTTTAGGAATTATTAAAACTATTAATTTGGAGTTAATGTCAGAAGACTTAAGCGATTTGAAAAAGAAATTTTTTTATAAATGGCAAAATTGTAGTTGTGGTAAAAACATGAGTAAATGTAAAATGATAAGGTATGAGTACTAAATTAACACGTCAAGAAATAGAAAAAGACTGCCAACGAAAGGAAGCATTGAAGTTTAAAGCTGAGAAAGAAAAAAGTTTGCGTAACGGTAAAGAAATAAAGAAATGACAAAAGAGCAAATTGATTTGAATATTGAACGAAAGAAAAGCGAAATTCAAAAGTCATGCGACAAAGGGATTGCTGTAAATTGTCGCTCTTTAAATTCTCTTAAATTTTCAGACGAGGAAACAAAAGCCTTGAAAATTGACAATGATTTTTATTATATCGTTGTTAATACAACTGGAATTTTAGATAGTCATGAGGATTTACACGTAGAAGGCATTTGGAAAAAAACTATTCAAGATATTCAAGGCAAAAACTATCTGGTTTGCGATCATGATTTAGAAATAGAAAGCGTGATTGTTCGCAAAGAACATATTGAAATATTAACCGCTAAATTATCTTTTCAATCTTTAGGTTATCCATACGAAGGAACAACCGAAGCCTTAATTTATAAAGTTAAAAAGGACAAAGTAAAGGACAGTATAAAAGAATGGCTTGAAAGTGGGGATAGTATAGAAGCATCTGTTCGCATGCAATATGTGCAAATAACATTTGCAATGGATAGCAACAACCCCGAAGATGCAGAGTATAAAAAAACATACGACAGCTACTTTGATAAAATAGCTAATAAAGCGGATTTTGAATATGTAAAGTATTTTTATGTGATAAAAGAAGCTAAAAATGTAAAAGAATCTAGTTTAGTGTTATTTGGATCGAACCAAGTAACAGGAACAATAAAACAAGCCGAGCAATCACTTGATATAACAGAGCCGCCAAAAGGCACTCAAACGAGCACAAAAAGAAGGAGAATAATTTAAAACCAAAAAAGATGTTTGAATACAAAACACAAAAAGAAATTGCGGACTTAACCGATGAACAAGTGGAAGTTTACGCAAAGGAATTGAAAGCTCAAGAAATCAAGGTTAGAAAAACCGAAATTGAAGCAGCTACAAAAGTATTAAGCGATGAGCTTGCAACTGTAAAAACAGCATCAGGCGAATTGCAAGAGCAAATTAACGTATTAAAAGAAGTTGCTAAAACACAAGCACCAAAGGAAATTCTTTTAGTTGATGAATTGAAAACCAACAAAGATGCGTTAATTGCAATCAGTAAAGGTGGTAAAGGCGAAATCCAATTAAAAGCACTTTCAGACAGAGCTTCTATTGATCCAAATTTAAACTATTTGCCTTTAGCGGAGATTACTCAATTAGGGGTTAAAAGACGTAGTTTATACGACGTATTACCTAAAATTCAGGTAAGCGTTGGAAATCACAATGGAGTTATCAAATATCGAGATTGGGATGAAGATACAACTGTAAGAGCTGCCGCAATGGTTGCCGAAGGTGCTCCTTTCCCTGAAAGCACTGCAAAATACAAAGATTACACGCAACCACTTCAAAAAATCGGTGATACTTTACCAGTAACAGAAGAATTTTTTGAAGATGAGGCTCAAGCCGCTGGAGAGTTAAGAATGTTTTTAGAAACAAACGTAAACACGGTAATCGATAACCAATTGGTAAACGGGCCAGGAACTGGTATAACATTACTTGGCTTAGTTGCTAGTTCACCAGCATTCGTGCCAGCAGCTAGTGGAATCGCTGGAGCTAATATTTACGATTTGGTTAAGAAAGTTAGAACTGCTATTGTTTTTAATAGAGGGTCTAAATATTCACCTGACATTGTATTGATGAATTCAAACACTTTAGACCGTTTACAACTGGATAAAGACTTGAACAATAACTACACTTTTAAAGATGTAGACAGCATTGGTTCAATGATTATTGTAGAGGACAACAATATGGCGGATAACGTTTTAATTGTTGGCGACAGACGATATGCAAGAATTTACGAAATGGGCGGTGTTGTAATTTCAGAAGGTTACAAAGGCGACCAATTCGTAGAAGATGAAATGACTTTAAAAGCTCGTAAAAGAATGCTTTTATTGGTTAAAAACGGTGACCGTACTGGTTTCTTAAAAGTGACTAATATCACTACTGCTTTAGCAACTTTAGCATCATAGAAATTATGAAAGCTAACCAAATAGAAGTAGTATTTACACAAGATTGCGAAATTTTTAAAAAAGGAGATAAACACTCTTTTGTTAAATCTACTGCATCCGCTTTAGTAAACCAAGAAAAGGTAGCTAAATATTCTATTAAGAAAGAGCAAGAAGTTAAGAAATCTAAAACAAAATAGTTATGTACATAATAGACGACACGTATTTCACCCGAGATTTAAACATTCCAAACTCCAACGAGGCTCAAACCGATGCTGGCAATAACTTGGAAAGTTTTATAGATGAGCAGTGTCGTCTGTTATTACTTAATTTGTTAGGATATCCACTATTTAAGGAATTAGATTCCTACGTAGTAAGTGGGGTTTTTATAACCTTAGAAACACCTCAAAAATGGATTGATTTTGTTAAGGGCAAAGAATACACAAAAAATGGTAAATTAGTAAAATGGCAGGGTTTGATAAGTACGCAAGGCGTGTTTAAAAAATCATTGATGGCAAATTATGTTTATTACCACTATTTGAGTTCAGAGCAATCTGCACTGTCAAGTGTTGGCGAAATGGTTGTTGAGGCTAAAAACGGTATTCGAGTTAATTCAACTCAAAAGCTAGTTAGTGTTTGGAATTACTTTTTAGAAATGTATCAGGGAAGTCAAAAGTATTTATTTCCAAAATTTTACTATAAAGGATTCGTTCCAATTACTGATTATTTAGGGCACAATCCAACGAGTGAAATTAGTGCTATTGAATTTTTAATCGATAATAAAATAGATTTTCCTGATGCGTCTTTGATGCGTTATGAAGTTCAAAATCAATTAGGAATATGACAGTAGTAGTTGAGGACATATTGACCGATGTATTTGCTTTACTTCCAGTAGCTACGTTTTCAAATGCTAAAACCGCACCGATTACATTTAGTTGGGGAAACGATAAAGATTTGGCAAAGTATTTAAAGTTAAGGCTGTCAAAGGTTAATTATCCTTTAATTTGGTTAGTTACGGGCGATGAAATTGAAAACAGAATGGCAAACGTAATATTACGTAAATGCAGACTTATAATTGCTATTAATTCAATTCGAGAAACTGAAATCAATCCAAGTATTTGGGAAACTGATTTTAGATTAACTTTAAATCCGTTAAAGGAAAACGTTTTAATCGCTTTGCAAAACAGTGGCAAAACTAGAATTGTAAACCCCGATAAAGTAACCGTAAGACGTGAGCCAAACTATTGCGACGAGGGCACAAATAAAGCAAAGACTATCGATATTTGGAACGCTATAGTTTTGGATTTAGAAGTAGAATTTAACAGTCGAACAAACTGTTTTCAAAAAATACAATTTATTAATTAAAAAATACAGAAAAAATGGTTTTATTAAATCAAAAAAATTGTCTTACAGAGCGTAAGAATTTAGGCTTATCAGACTGTATCATTCAGGAAGGTAGGTTAACGGGTAAA